CGTTGGTAACAGTTGGAGTGACACACAGTCACTATATGTAGTACTTTTAAACTCTATTCAAAAGAGTTATGATTTCAATACTGGCGAGGTTATGCCTCACGTCAGTACATCTTTTACACAGCATAGTACACAAAAAGAAGGATATGCATGAAAACAGACCTATATACCGCCCAAGAAGAAATTGAAATGCAAAGCAGAGCCGCTACTATCCAGCGGTTCGAACAAGAACTGAATACAAAAATACAACGTGGTGACCAATCAACCACTTATTTCGGAAATACGCTTATAAAAAGAGCGATAGAACCAATCTCCGAAAGCATAAATGAAAATATAAAAGCTGCTAAAAAAGGCAAAGCTATGAATGCTGGCATTGCCTTTAAATACATTGAGAAACTGAATGCAGATGTCGTGGCATATCTAACGTGCCGTGTCATTATAGACAGAATTGTTACCAATACACGCATCCAGGATGTTGCCTTGAGAATAGGACAGGCATGTGAAGATGAGTTGCGCTATCAATCCTTTGATAACCAACACCCATGGCTCTTCAAAAAGATACAGGCTGAAACTGATACAACTCGCAAACGCAAACGGGACACCTTTGTTGCTGCCTATAATCGGTACTGTGAAACGTGGCAAACATGGTCAAAGCAAGATAAGCTGCATGTGGGAATGAAAATGATTTCTATATTTAAAGAGACTACAGGCTTTGTCGAAGAATATGTCCATACAAGGGCCAAGAACAGAACTGACATACATCTAAAAGCAACAGATGCTGTCGTTGAGTTTATTGAAAAAAATAAAGATGCAGCTGGTTTGTTAAATCCAATACATGTTCCAATGGTTGTACCGCCTAAAGATTGGACATCGCCAAAATCTGGAGGTTATCTGACTTACTACACGCCACAATTACCCTTCATAAAAGTACGTGGTAACTTACAAAGCCGAAACTATCTCGAAGATTTACAAGGTAATACTAAGGAAATGAGTGCGGTCTATGATGCAATCAATACAATCCAGCGCACACCATGGCGTGTAAACAGCTTTGTATTAGATGTATTTAATCAAATTCATGAACAAAACTTACCTGTTGCTGGGCTACCAAGCAGAGAAGATATACCAAAACCACCTTCACCACTTGCAGCACATCAAGATTCCAGTGATTTATCTGATGATGAGAAGCTGGCATTTAAAAGATGGAAGAAAAGAGCCACGATTATTTATGAAGAGAACCTTGCTTTGAAATCTAAGCGTCTTATGACTGCTAAGATTGCATCAATTGCCAGTCGCTTCGAGCAATATGAGGCTATTTATTTTCCACATACCATGGATTTTAGGGGCAGGGCGTATCCAGCTCCAATGTATCTCAACCCACAAGGCAACTCTTTAGCCAAAGGTTTGTTAGAGTTTGCAGCTGGTAAGCCACTTGGCTCTAATGATGCAGCCTATGAGTTGGCTGTTCATGGTGCGAACTGCTTTGGGTATGATAAATGTAGCATGGATGAACGCATTGACTGGGTTGATGATAATACTCTGCGCATTCTCCAGGTTGCTACCGACCCATTGGAAGATTTGTGGTGGGCAAAAGAGGCTGATGACCCATGGTCTTTTCTAGCGTTCTGTTATGAGTGGAATGGCTTCCAACGCCATGGTCTTGAGCATATAAGTCATATCCCAATAGCTAAAGATGGCTCTTGCTCAGGCTTGCAACACTTCTCTGCAGCACTGCGTGACCCAATTGGGGGACAAGCTGTAAATCTTATACCATCCAATGAGCCAGAAGACATTTACCAAAGTGTAATTGACCTTGCCATAATTAAAATTACAGCTGATTTAGGAGGTGAGAGGGATGCAATTGCAAAAGCATGTCTATCGTTTGGATTATCACGTAAGGCTGCGAAACGTATGACAATGTGCAGGGTTTATGGCTCGACACTATACTCAGGAAGAACATTCTTAGAGGAATATATTTCCGATACGGATATGAAACGTAAACAAGAAGACCTGTCATATGTTTCACCACTCGATAACTTGAGATTTGAAGCAGCGTTGTATTTGGCAAAACATATCTGGGATAGCATCAATGAAACTGTGATTGCAGCAAAGGATGGAATGGCATGGTTGCAAGACTGCGCTCGTATCTTAGCGACAGAGAACCTACCTATATCCTGGACAACTATTGATGGGTTTCCTGTCATGCAAAGCTATCCAGATACCAAACGCAGACGTATTAAGACCAAGTTAGGGGACAAGATGGTCTATCTGAGTTTGAGAGAAGACAAGGTAGGGAAGATGGATAGAAGTAAACAATCAAACGGTATCTCACCGAATGTTGTGCATTCACTTGATAGTTGTCACCTAAGAATGACAGTAAACCTAGCTCGTGATAATGGTGTCACTCATTTTGCGATGATACATGATAGTTTTGGGTGTCATGCAAGTGACATTCCAATGTTGAGTGCGTGTCTGCGTGAGGCATTCATCGACCTTTACGTGGCTAATGACCCATTTGAGTTGTTCCGTGTGCAAACACAAGAGCTGACAGATACCGTATTACCAATGCCACCCGCAAAGGGAACATTGGATTTAACTGTTGTAAGAGATAGTGAGTTTTTCTTCGCATAAACGTATTCACTTTTGAAGTGATTTCAAAGGTTGCACCATAGCTAGTGAAAGGATTTTTATGGCGCAACCCCCAATAACAATACACATCCAACTTGCTGAGTATCTAACAAAATATGGACATCCCGTCCCAATAGATACTCTTACCAAACTACTTGAAGCAGGTGTGGACATCCAAAAATATCAATAAGGAAGCTATATGGCTCAACAAAAAATTAAAATCGTTACCCCAAAAGCAACATGTGTTTACCCATGGCTCAACAAGCCAGACACTAAGTTCAACGCTGATGGTGAATATAAAGTTACTTTGAAAGTGGAAGCGGAAGATGCTGCTCCTCTTATCAAACAATTAGATGAAATCTTAGAGACATACAAAGGTGCATCTATAAAGCGTGACCCAAAGTTATCACGTTTCAATGTCACCACACCATATGAGGAAGAGATAGACGACCAAGGTAATCTTACAGGTTACTATCTTTTCAAATTTAAACAGAAGGCAAGGATACAGACCCACGATGGGCGTTCAATAGACATGAAAATTGCTCTTGTAGATGCGTCTCGCACACCTACAGATGCACAAATCGGAGGCGGCTCAGAAGTTAAGATAGCTGCAACTGTCATACCTTATGCAATGTCTTCCAATAAGGCTTTTGGTCTAGCTCTACGTCCACAAGCAGTACAAATCATAAATCTTGTATCACCAATGAATGGCAATGTTGTCTCAATGTTTGATGATGAAGATGGATTTAAAGCTGAAGAAAAAGCTCCAGTCACTGACAGTTTTACATCAAATGAAATGGATACTGCTGCTGACTTCTAGGACTGGGAGGGTATCACCCGCCCGTTCTGCACTACGAGCAAGAGCAATAAAGAATGGATGGAGGTCAGGCTTAGAAGAAAGTCTGGCCTCAGACCTTCATAGCAGAGGCGTAAGTTTTGAGTATGAGGAGCATAGGCTTGCATACCAAGTTCCAACTCGCACTGCACATTATACACCAGATTTCTACATCACCACCAAGAGCGGTACAGTAATCGTAGTAGAAAGTAAGGGCAGGTTTGTTACTGCAGACCGCCAAAAGATGTTGCTCGTAAAAGCGCAGCATCCTCACCTTGATATTCGCATGGTCTTTTCCAATCCGAATACCAAAATATCGAAACAATCATCAACAACATATGGCAAATGGTGTGAGAAGCATGGCTTCAAATACGCCAAAGGATTAGTGCCTGAAAGTTGGCTCAATGAATAAGGAAGACGTTAAATATATCGTCGTCCACTGCTCAATAACACCCCCATCTATGGATATAGGCGCAAGACAAATTGACCGTCTCCATAGAGAACGTGGGTTTTTAGGGTGTGGTTATCATTTCGTAATTAAACGTGATGGCACACTGGAGTTTGGACGACCCTTACATAGAGCTGGCGCACATATTCGCAGAAAAAATAAATTTACTGTGGGTATATGCCTTATCGGAGGTATGCGCCAAGATAATCCCAATCCCGAAATCAATTATACCGACAAGCAAATGGCTGTCTTGCGAGAGACAATAGATAAACTAATCGCTGAAGAATTTCCCATTGCTACGGTTAAAGGCCACGTTGATTTCGACAAGGGTAAGACCTGCCCAAACTTTGATGCAGGTCACTGGTATGAAACCGATGAAATCATCCCAACAATTTAAAACTATAGGCCCACCGCTTGGTGGGTCTTTTCATTTACACCTGACAAATAGGAATATTGACAATGACACAATTGCAAAAAGTAAAATACCATCTTGAAAACTACGGCTCAATCTCACCACTTGAGGCGCAATCAAACTATAACATCTGGCGTTTAGCTGCTGTTATCTATGATTTGAAA